GGCGGTGATCTGCGCCACCGTGCCCGCAACGGCTGCGGTGGCACCGAACGAATTATTACTTACCACCGAACAGCTAAAGTCGCACTGAATCCACCAGGCGCTATGGTAGATAAAGCGTATAGATGACAGCACCACGACATAACACGCGGCATCCCATGCCAGGGTAATTTCTGCACCAGCCTGGCGCATCGCATCAAGTTGGCGTGCCCGGGCAATTGCGTCGTTACCTGAAAGGAAACCCCGCCAGCGTATATCAGCTTCGTCCGGCCCCATTGCATCGATAACGCGTGCCCCGCCGGGCAATTGATGAATGGCGAGGCGCTGGTCCCCACCAAACCGAAATCCCGCGGGCGCCTCGAAGCCTTGCAGAACCACTCCGCCTAACAACACGGTCATGCTTCAGCTTCCGATCATTCGTCCAACCGGCAATGCGCTTCGGCGCGCATCGAAACCCGGCCCGCCCGCCGGTGGCCGGCCTGCTTCCCGGGCTAAGGTCCGTGCCACCCATTTGCCCATCAACGTCCCGTCCAGGTAAACGTCGCCCTGTATTGCGGCCGTGCCTTGCTGCCCTGAGGGCTCCGAGGCGCTCACATGATGTGTAGCGCCCATCTGGCCGCCAAAAATGCGCCCGCCGGCGGCTACAGTGGTCTCTCCTGCCGATGGACTCTGTCCGCCATGCGATGCCGGCTCGCCGCCGGCGTTAATTGTGAATGGCGCGAATTGCCGAGGCGTTCGCGACCACATTTGTCCGCTCCCAGCGCTACTTGCAACAAGCGGCGAAATCGCACGAGACGCTCCGGTGGCGCCCTTATCACAGGCCCGCTTGGCCTGCGGCGCGGGCGCTGGCACGCGGTCGCTCGGCAAGTGCTGTGGTTGCATGCGGCTGCCAACCGGCCCCTGGCGATCACTGGGTAGCGGCGGCCGGGCCGCGGGTATGCCAACCGCCTGCGTCAAGGTCCGGCCAAGTGGCCCTCCATCGATCATCGGCCGGTTGGCGGCCACGCCGACCATATCGGGTGGCGGTGGCCGGACCGACGAACGCGCCCCCGCCATTTTGAAAATCAGTTGACCTGGCAGAGTCAGTGGTGCCGTCCGGCCGGTGGACGGCAGATTGTTTAAAGATCGGGACTGCGCGGCATTTTCAGGTGATCCGTCTTTGAGCGCCTCGGAGTTTGTCGCGAACTCGCCTGGTGTTACACCAGTTTGAGAGTTTGGAATTGATTGCCGAGTTGATCTCCTTCCGGCAAGGCGGCTTCCCTGCGGTTCCGGAACGGCACCGTTGGGCAAGCCGCTCGCGCGAGTTTTAGGAATCCGCAATTGCCAGTCAACGGGTGCCGAAAGCCTGTGTGGCGCGAAAAAGCGGCCAAGTGTAGCCAAGCTCTCGCCGCCCACTGACAGCATGCTGGCTCCGCGGTGACGCAGCTCACTGAGGGGTTTGGCTGCGCGCGCAACGTATCTCTGCTCGGCCGGGCGAAGCGCCAGGCCAAGCGCAAGGGCGTAAGCGTCCACCTGGCATCTACTCCCCAAACGTTTCAGTGGCGCCTTGCAAGAACTGGGACAAACTGGCGGCTAGACTGCCATCCAGCTGCCATCGGTCCAGTTGTAGTCGAGTCCCTCAAAGCGGCCCATGACAACAACCCATGCGGCCCGGTCGGCCTGCGGCAGTGAAAATGCTACATCGAACGGCACCCCGTGGCGAACCAGAAACAGACAGTCCACCAAATCGGGGTGCCGGCTCAGTTTCCCATGTCGGTGCTTTCGGTTTCGCTTCCAGCTGCGTCGGTCAGGCACTGGGCAACCGCTTGGATGCCGCTGTCGCCGAGTCTTTGTACAAGCCCCTCCAGCTGTCCCTCGGTCGCTGGAAACGGAACCGGTACGCCATCTACCGCCGTTACTGATACCGCCAACATGGCTATGCCGAGATAGGGCGGATTTTCTGCCAACTCAGGCCCAACCACTTTAAAAAGCCGCAATCGATCAAGCGCGCCCAGCCGCTTTAGGGTCAATGTCCTTCCAGTATCATCGCACACGGTCAAGACCGCCGATGCGGCCGATACAATTTGCTGGCTCGGGGTGCCCATTAAACGCGCTGCCGTTGGGTGGCAAAGAATTCAAGCTTTTGTTTAACGCTGGCATCGCCGCGCCAGCTCCCTGAACTCGCCAGTTTGAATACAACACCGCTATACTGGTACGTCGAGGTCGAACCATCGACTTCCATGACATATTGATATACCGTCCCGGCTGGGATGCTCCCATTCGTATAGAACGCCAGTTCGGCCGCCGACATGAAGTCGTCGACCGCACTTGTGCCACGCTCAACCTCAAAGCTGCCCTCCCAACCCTTGGGCAACTCGGCACCCATGGGCACGCCATCCAACCGATCGAGCCGAACCGACTGCGTAATTTGCCGGCTTTCAAAGCCCGTCACGTAAGTTAGATCAACCCGGCCATAAGGACCCATAACAACGAGCTGGCAGTCCCGCCCAATGGAAAATGAATTGATTGGCATGGCACTATTCTTCCAAAATGTGGATAAATCAGTCTAGTTTGGGCCATTTGGCAGTATTTGCCGTTGCACGGCCACGGTCTGCCCACCTTCCACATTAACAATAAACTTCTCGTTTATCCCCTGGAACTGCACTTGCGCGTCGCTTTGCACATAGCCAAGGCTGGTCCGGCTCACCGGGTTATTGCTGATATCGCAAATGACCGAGAAGGGTAACTGGGCGTTGTTCGTCCCTAGAATGCCTTGGCTTAGCAGCGCCTGCAGAAAGCTCAATTGCGTCGCGCGTATGCGCTGGAACAGCGTCGAGTTGATAACGTGCCCAACAAACTGACCCATGCCCGCGGCAAGCGTCGCGGCAATGAAATTGGTCATGCGGGTATAGTTGTCCCCATTGGTCGCTGCATTACTCGATGTATTGTGGCCGCAGCGTACGCCCCAATAGGCTCCGCCGGGCTGCGGATTTGCGATGACGTCGATGCCATTTAAAAACAAGGTTTGCAGCTCGGTCTCGCTATAAGTCGCCGATTGTCCGCTTCCCGGCACGCCAGAGCGCTGTGTTCCGATTATGCTGTAGAGCGGCTTGTTTAAACTGGATTGCTCCGGCGAAAGGTTGCCCAATCGGCCAGCTACGAATCCTTGCGGCGAGACAAGCCGCGTCACACCATTGATTTGATCAGCCCAGAATATCCAGTCGCCAAACATGAGTTTCGCCGAGAACGAGTCCAATCCGCTTTGCTGCATCACCGTCACGGCATTGGTGATCGTATCTCCCGATGGCCCTGTCAAAATCATATACACGCCCTCGGAAGCACCGAATGCCGCCTGCGGCGTCCATTGCGTCGGGTCATCGGCGTCGGCGAGCATGGCGATGCTGCAACCCTGCCCGCGCAGCGCATACATGCCCGTGCGCGGCAAATTGTCCTGTCCGACAAGCGTGGCAGCGGTCACGCCGGCCGCGCCATCGGTGCCCCCCAGCAGAGTTTGTCCGGTAATGACGGAAGGCGGCGTCGCCGTTGCCGTGCCCAAGGACGCGACAACAAGCTGGGAGGCCGCCTGCAAAGGGCCGCCACCGGTATTCACCAGATTTACCAGCGCCTGCCAAATGGCTGCCGGTGTGGTGCCCTGGATATTGTCGAAAATCTCTGGAACCCTGCCAGGCAAAGCCAAGGTCAGCCGCCATGTGCCTGCCCCGCTGCCGCTACCGAGCGATACGGCGATAGAATTGCCTAGAGATCCAGTGTAGCATGCTGTCAGTTTCACCGCGTACGTGCCACCGCTGAATGCGATATCGTAACTCGCGGCGGTGTCGGTCCCGTCAGTGACGCGAACGCACCGGAAGCCTGATGCGCCTTGCTGTATCGCCGTGGCCACCTGTGTGCCCAAGTCGAATTTTCTGGCCACCACATTACCAAGTGCCGTAACGTAATCTGCCGTCGTGCCAACGATAACCGGCTGGTTGGCGGGCCCCCAGCTGGCGGCACCCACAACGCCGATGACATTCGTTGGCACGCCGTTCACAACAAGGTTTTGCGGCGGCACGATTTGCACATACAAATCGGGTACGATCAACCCGGCCGTATTTAAATTACCCTGCTGGAAAATCGGCATTTCAAACCTCGCGGTTAGGTGTCGTGTGCGGGCTCGCAGCCGCTAGGCGAACAACGGCAAACGCGTGCTCGCTCGCCAGAACTGCGGCGATGTGGGCCGGATTATCGATAACGTCACCCGGCGCCCAGTTGGCAATCGGCCGCACGACAACCAGAACTCCATCCACTGAAACCTCTCCTTCAAACCAGGATCGTCTGGCCGTTCCACTGCAAATCGCCAAACAACATGCTCGGCTGCTGCCGTATCACGGTCGTGCCGTATTCAACTGTGTAGGTAAGCACCCGACGATAGACCGACGATGCCTGGTCTTCGTCGCTGCTGCTGGTGGCGCGGTAACGCAATCGGCCGCCGGTTCCATCGGCCAGCGTCAGAAACGTAATCGTCGCCAGGCCTGCTCCCAGCATGCTGCATGCTGAATCGCGCAGTTGTGGTGTTGTCGCCCGTACGATCAAGCGAATATCCTGCTCCTGCCGAGCCCACTCTTCCAAACAATTGGCCGGTGCCGCGGTTCTGGCGACAATGGATTGGTAGGCAGGAATGGACAGCGTGCTGCCGGCCAGCCAGCAAATCGTGGTCGCCCGTATTGCATCGGCTAAAACGGCCGCCACCAGCCCTGCATCATCGCCAGCTTGCGCGGCATAGACATACGCCGAGCCACCCGCCAAAATGCCAGCCAGGTCGCCGGCCAGCGCGGCACCCGCAAAAGTCGCTGAATTCGCCTCGGTCGAGACCGTCACGCCGGGCGGCCGGGTTATGTCAAAAACCTGCACACCCCATCGCGTGGTATCGCGGCTGCGGTCCGGATCGGGATAAATGCTGACATCCACGCTCCCACACCCGGCTGCGGCCGGGGGCGCGCTCGGAGGCATGCCGCGATAAACGCGCACGGGCGCACCAAATGCGCTGGCTGAAGCCGCGCCATTGGGATACGCGATTGCTATGGCGGCATTGACCAATGCCACTTCCACGTCGGAGACATCTGCCATCGCTAGAGCTCAACAGCAATTATCGTCTTCGCGCCGCGACTGCAGATAGGCATCCCATTCGCGTTCGAGCTCCGGCTTATTGCCCGCCCACTCGAGCACGCCCCAGCTATTACGCTTCAGATCGGTATCGGGATCGAACCCGTGCCTGACGAACATGGCCCAGCGGTCAAGATAGCCGCGCTTCTGCTTGCTGCCATGGAATCTATGCTCAATAATGCCCGGCACGGCGGCGATCCGACCGTTGACATAACGTCGCGCCCGTTCTTGCCAGCGGAGCAAATGAGCTTTGTAAGCCGGGCTCGTACCGGCCGGCCAACTGCGCTCCACCTGGCCCACCAGAGCCAGCGCCATATGATGATCGGCACTTCCCATGCCACCCAATTCAAACAGCCCGCCCGTCCAATCCAAAAACTCCCGCCGGCACGCCCAGAAATAGCCGCTATGCGGATATTGTTCGTAGCCGCCATCGAATGTCCAAAACTTCGGTTGCGCCGCTACCAATGGCTTGCCCATTTGATACTGCGCACAAAAGGCTGAATGAACGCCGATCAGATTGTCCTGCGGCCCCAGGTCCAGTGCTGTTGTCCAGGTTTGAATGGCGCGATAATGCTGCAAATGTTCCACCGCCTCGCGCGCCCAATCTGCCTTTCGGTGCCATACATCGGCATCACCCCAAGCAATGAACGCCGCCTCCGGAAGGCGACGGATCCCCTCATTCAGGGCGCATTCTTTACTCCAGGCCCAGCTATCGGCACGCAGTCCCACATGATGCACATGGGGCTGGTTGCACGCGAAATCGCGAGCTCCATACTGCACCTCTACCACCGTCAAGCGTGCGCCGGAGTCCAGTATGTGCGTCACCCAATCGCGATAATGCCGGTCTGTCGTTGCCCACCGCAACGGATTGAACCGCGCCGTGACCACATTCAATTGTTCGGCCAGCATGCGCCCGCTCCGTTCATGGTCTACTGCTTAGCCAGCAACCTCGCGCGCCGTCAGGCGCCAGCCCAATTCGCTCTGTTCTGCAGCACCGATTACGAAATGCCGTCCCATGTCGTCAGTGACGATGTCGGCAGCACGCGGCCCGGCCGGCAGGCCCGGTAGCATTATGCTCCAGTTGCCAAACCGGGTTTCCGGCAAATTGCCCGACACGCGGGTGGTCAGCGCCAGCACGCTGCCAGGCCAAGCCGTTAGTTCCAGATCTGCCGCGCCATCCACCATGCCGCTATACCCGCCCAGCACAGGTGGGGCCGGTCGGGACACTGTCACGATGCGGTTTGTCTTAATGCATTGCACCGGCAATAGCGGCATCTGGCTGGCCACAAAAAACGTTCCAGCTGGCCCCACCAGATAATCTCCTGGCAATGTGTAGGCCGCATCAAATACGCCGCACCACATTGCATGGCCCGCGCTCACGGTCCGCCTGAATTGGTAGTCGTCTGCACTAAACGCGGCTGGCAAGGTTATGATAAAATTACGTGACTTTATTGGATCGACAGGTCCCACCGGACGATAGACGGCGTACGGCGCGCCGATCCGCCGCGCCGCCACGCCCATGCCGCGATTGATCCGGTCTTGCAGTGTAAAGCCGTTCATCAAACAACCCACGTCAACCCGGCCTGCCCCAGCCCCTCGCCGGGCGGAACGCCCAGAAACGCACATAGCCGCCTGCGCCAGCCGTCCAGGAGTTGCAGGCGATCCGTCACTTCGTGAGGATTGCGCGTCCAGCTCGCCGCGCCCTCACTGTCGAGGGTGTCGCTCGCGCCAGGCACCGCTTGCTCAAGCAATGTCAAAGTGGCCAGATAATTTACCACCACCTGTTCTTCCGCTGGCGCCAGATTATTCAGGCGATATTCCAATGCGCCATAAGCAGTAAAAAATCGCCAGCCCATATTGCCATCCGGCGCGGCGCCGTAAGCCGGATAACCACAGAACCGCCGAACGTCCGTCTTCTGCGAGTCCGTGAACATGGCAAACTCCGTGCGTCCAAATGTCACGAACAATGGCTACAGGTTGCTTAGCCGATATGTTCGATCATGGCGGCGCGCTTGAAGTTGGCATTTGTTGCGGTCGGCACGGTCAGGCTGGTCGTCGTCGTATCCGAAGGGGCACAGAATCCGCCAATCCAGTACCAGGATTGCGCGATGATTTGCTGCAGGCGATCCAATGGTTCCCGGGTCACCATGCAAACGCCGTCCACCAGCGCCACCAGCGAATCGGCCGGCGCCACGTCCTGGCTCGCCATACCCGCGAAGTCGCCCTCAATGAGCGCACCCTGGCCCACCACAATCGGCCGCCGGATCACAGCGCCCGCAATCAGCGGATGCGGTTGCACATAGGCTTCGGTGGTCAGCACAAACCGCAAGCCCAGAAAATCGTTCACCACGCCCTGGCCTGGCTTGAAAACTTCGTTGGCGGACGTCGCGCCAATGAACAACCGTTGAAAGTCCTGGTCCGCGAAGAGCTGCCTGGCACTGACCGGGTCCAGATAGCAATTATACGCGCCATCGATATCCGGCACGGCATTCAGTCGAAGATGAGCGACAGCATCCAGAACATTGGTCATCGCCAACGTGTCGCCGAGCGTCAACTGCAGCGAATTCGTCCGCCCGTTTGGCCGCAGAATTAGCGAAGCGGTGCCCGCCTGTACGGTATTGCCAGCGGTGCCATCGCTAACACTAACACTGCTTGCGAACGTAAGCGCACCGGAAACACCACCGGGTGTGGTCGATACATTATTGGCGTCGGCGGTTGTGCCGGTCAGCGTGTAGGAATCGGCGCCGATCACCACCGTCAATGGGTTTGATGCAGAAACGGCCTGTTGCACGCCGTTTACAAAAGCGGTTTGAAACCCGCGAATATCGTCCACGCTCACGGTTGGCCCGGCGCTCCCCAGCGTCACGGTAACACGCGTGTTGCCGGCGAAATACGCGCTGAACAGGGCATTGCGCGCCAGATCGTCCAGGCTACGCGCCGCCTGCTCGCCGTTCACATAGGCATTTTGCAGAAACAGGCTGGCAATACCCACGCGGCTCGTCACCATGTTAAGGTCCATGGTGGAGGCATAGTGGTTCAGCGTCAGCGTATATTGTTCAACGCCCCAACTGCCCGCCGTCATGCCGTTATCAAGATTGGTGTTGGTCGAGGGCGCTAGCGGCACCGTCACCGCTGGCCGCAGCCCCGCCCTCGTCTTGGTCAGGGTCTCGCCTATTCCCACGGCGAAATCCTCACGGTCGGCGCAAGCACGATAGCCAAGGCGCGACCGCAGCGCCTGTTGAAACTCGCGCTCCAGAAAACCCTGTTGAATGATCGGCTGTAGAGACGGCGGAAAATTCTGAATGCCCATGCAAACCCCCATGAAGGTTGGGGGATCGGCCCCCTGTCCAGCCAAACTGATTGTGTGCAAACTCGCGTCGGCCGCTCGTGGCAAGGCCGGCTCGCAGCGATTTTATCCGGCAGACGGCGAACGTCAGATAAAACCGGAACGGCCACCTGGCCGCCGCGGCAATGATGGGTTAGCGCCGCCGCAACAAATCCGCGCGCGCTTCACGCCATTCTTCGAGGTTCATTTCGGTCGCCAGTTTCGGCCTGTTGGGAGTATGGGCGGGCACGCCGGCAGCGCTGCTCGAGCTTTGCACCGGAAACAGCCAAGGCTTATCGCGCCGCAGGCGGCCTATCAGCGCCGCCGCGCCGCGCACATTGCCATCATTGTCGATTGTTATTTCGGCTAGATCCGCCAGTTTTAGCCCATCGATATCCACCATGCCGGCCTTCGTGGCCTCGGCTTTCAGCTCCACCTGGATTAATCGCCGGTCCGCCGATTCGCGTGCTTCCCGCAGGCTGTCTTCAAGCTGCGCATTCTGTGCGCGCAACAACGTCAATTCGCTTTCATCCTTCGGCACTTCGCCCGTCATGCAAGTCTCTCCGCATCAATACGCGCCAGCTCGATACCCACATCGTCCATGCCGAACTCCGGCGCCAATATTCGCACCGCCGTCTCGCGCGACATTTGTCCTGCCGCCACGAGCCCCGTCACGGTTTGAGCATCCCGTTGACGATCCGCGGAATCGATCGGGTACCACGCGGGCCAGCGAAGCGAGAGCACCGCCGTCGAGTCGCCGTCGCTCAGTTCCAGCCCATCAAGATGAAGTCGGTATACCTGGCTCGCCCGCAGCATCATACCAACCACGGGCAAAATGGCGCCCTCGCCGTAACTCGTGCGCAAATTATCCGCCAGCCAGAGCAAACCCTGGTTCATGAGCTCAAGCGCCCTTCCGCTTGCCGGCGCATTCAGTCGATTGGCATCGGCTCGGTTGCCGTGCACGCTTTCCAAAGCAAGTTCACGCAGCGTGCGAACATAATCGATAACGGCCTGGCTCGCTGTGCCGCCTATTTCCAGCAGCTTGGCATCGCCTTTTTCGCTAACCACCAGCGCGTTTGCCGCACCGCGCACCATCGTGCCGTCCAGGCCCGCCGGCTCCCGTATCAGGAGCGTCGGATCGCTACTATATTTGAGCCCACGGCCAGCCTGGCTGAGCTGGTAGTCGATTTCAATGCCAGTCTCCACGGCCGCACGAAAAGTGCAAGCGCCATCCACGCCTTTATTGCCAGGCAGGTTGCGAACCCAGACAATTGGTACAAAGCCCAACCCGTGCCGCACCGACCGGATTCTGTCCGGCACCTTCGCACCGGCCGCTCCCACAGGAACAGGCTCGAACCAGGTTTCCCATTCCGTATCCCAGCGCCGCTCGAACCAGTACACGGCTCCAGTATCCGGCACGCGGTAACCTTGCGCGGCCAGTTCCTCGCCGGACACCTTGTAGCGCTCGGTCACACTCAGCAGGGTGTCCGGCGTTTCCGCATCCCATACCGGCACAAGATACGGCGTATCGAGCACGTCCAGAAACGGCCGGCCGCGCAGAATGCGCAGCAATATGGCCACCGATCCTATGCTGCCACGCAAGGCCGCCTGCGTCATAACGGAATTCAGCCGCGTGCTGCGCACCAAGGCCGCTATGGCGTCCCGCGTCGCCCTGTCCGGGCATTCCAGCGCCGGGAAATGCCCGTCGCTGAACAGTAAGGCCACGCTATCCTCTACCACGATCCGCGATAGCGCATAGCGCACCGAGGGCCGCCGCAGCCGTAACGGTATGTAATCGCCGCCCGCGGTGCGCTCTTCATGAAACTCGTACGGCAGAATATCGTATAATGTGCCATCGAGTACGCGTTGCAGAATTGTCAACGTATGCGTCCGCGCCGGAAAATCCCGGTCGAACGGCATCTGGTCGCAGAGAGTACGGAACACGCGCCACTCCTAGACCGCCATTGGTTCAAGCGACATCGTTGCACACAGCGATCGCGAGCCTGCGCGCGCCTGCCGCGGGCGCATCGTCCAAACCGTGGCGGCGCTAGCGCATAAGATACGGTATCGAGGCAAATCGTGCCGGCTCGTCCGCCGGTATCAGCATGGCGAAAGCGCGCGAAAACGCATCAACCTGATCGTCCTTGGAGCCACCAGGAAATGCCGCCAATTCATCCATGAAGGCGGCGTTCCAGGGCGCGCGGCGTAACGTTACGCAACCGCCGGCCACTTGGCTCGCCACTTTGCCAGCCCGTTCCGCCTTGGGCCCACGTTCCGGCGAACTCAGCACACGAAAACCAGCCAGCAGCCGCGTCAGCGTCATGGTCTGAAATATCCCGGCCTGGCCCGGGTCTTGCGGCAACCCTATGGTCACAGCGTCGCCGTCCTGCCGCGCGGTATCGGTAATCAATTCGGCCACGTCATCCGGTGCCGCACGCCGCCGCCGCACATCGTCCACCCAAAATCCGCCGTTCCCGTCCCGCACCATCTTTACGCCCACGGTCCAATCGGGATCGCCGCTGGTAGCCGCCGCCAGGTCCCAGGCCCGCACGCAAACGCCTGCCGGCACCGTGTCGGCAATCCGCAATTTCGCAACGTTGAACAGCAACCCGTCACTGGCCAAAGGCGCCTGCTGGTACAGCGCCGCGAAACCGCGCTCGCCAATGCTCCTCTGCCGCTCCAGCAGCGCATCCCGGGGCTCCCACTCAGGCCAAAGCGCCTCGCCCGGTGCCCGGCCAAGCGGATCATCGCTTTCCGCCAGGGCCGGGAACCGCACGACCTGCCATCCCTCCTGCTCCGCCAGGCGTCCTGCTAGGTCGTCCTGGTGCCAGCGCGTCGTGGCCAATACGATCCGGCCGCGTGGCTTCAGCCGCGTCAGCAATTCGGTCCGGTACCAATTCCACAACCGTTCCCGCGCAGCGCCGCTTTCCGCTTCGGCAAAAGACCGGATCGGATCGTCGATCAGCGCCAGATCGGCGCGCCGCCCAGTCACCGCGCCGTTCACCCCTATGGCAAAATACTCACCGCCCTGTTCGGTCATGAAATGGCCTGCCGCGCGCGCATCGGCGCGGATTGCCAGGTTCAGCCGCGCCCCATGTTCGTCCACCAGGCCGCGCACGCCGCGTCCGAATCGTTCAGCCAGCTTGGCCGTATGGCTGGCTGAAATCACCGCGCCGCCGGGATTTCGCGCCATCCACCAGGCTGGGAAAATAAAGCTGGCGTAAGTGCTTTTGGCCGACCCAGGGGGCAACAACAGCATCAGCCGCGCGGTGTCGCCGCGCTCCAAACCCGCCAGCGCAGAAAGCAACGCCAAATGATGCCGTGCCGGCGCCTGCCCTTGCGCCGACAGCGCGAAGCGTGCCCACGCCTCAAGCTTCGTTCGAATTCGCCGCCGGAGCGCCCGCTCCCGCCGCACCGGATCGAGCGAGCGCGGCAAGTTCGTCATCCTTCATCGTGGCAATTCCGCCGCCCGCCCTGTGTGGGCTGGCCTTGCAGTGCACATACGGCGCCGCTGCCTTCGCCACGTCGGCCGCTTCCTTCAGCTTGCCGTCCTGCAGCCAGGATCGCATCAACCGCAACAATACATCCAATGGACTGGGCTCGGTATCAGCCAAATCAAGCGCCCCCGCGGCGTCTCTCGCGCACGAACGCACCGCCCGTATTGTTGTGAGACCCAAGCCGCGACGATTGCCTATGCCGCCGCCGCACCGCCGTGCGCGCAAACCGCCATCGTTGAGCTATATATAGCGAATGATGGGGCGCCTGGGCAAGGAAAAAATGCACGAAAGCGGCTATTTATCCTATAGACGTGCTGGAGCCTGGAAAACTGCCACGTTAGCCCTTCTTCTTGCCGCCCTGGGCAGGTGCGGCAGCGACGTGCAAACCTTCGCGGGCCAGCTTCAGCCACTATCCGGCACGTGCGATGTCGCCAACCGCGCCACCCTGCAGCGCCACGGCGCCATTGTGCAGTTCACGCCACAGGATGGCGTCCTCACGCTGGACGGCACGCTGTCCACGTCGGGCGAAATATCCGCCGCCCAGCAAACCCTTGGCATGGACCGCAAACCCTACCGGCTTAGCTTCACTGGCCAATTGGCCGGTACTTCGATCACCGGCCAATACGTCACTCCGCGCTGCCGCTATCATGTAACGCTGCGGCAAGCGGGATCCTGATCGTCCGAGGGCAACCGGCACGCCGGTGCGCCGCAGAAGCCAGTCATTCAAACACCGCGCCGGCGCCGCCCTTCCGCAGCGCCGAAACCGCGCCCACCAGAATATCGATTCCCTTGGCGTGCCAGCGCTGCACGGCCTTGTGATCGGCGCCCAGCACCTCGCCCAGGCGGCGCCACGAATACAAATGCCGCTCCGTCACCGGGCTCACAAGGCTGCGCGCCCCGACAATCCGCCGAAGCACATATCGGTCCGCCGGGATCAGCGTAATCCAGCCCAGCGCCTCATCCATGCGTGTGATCCGGCTCGCCGAGGGCACCGGTGGCCGCATCCGCCCCTTGTCCCACCCATAAGCCTCCAGAGCGGTGTGCACCACGTCCAGCTGCGAAACCCGCAGCCGCGGCGAATACCCGGTCCCGGGCAACGAAAGCAGCGTCGCGCCGGCCTCCTCCAGCCGGTACACCAGAAACGCTGAATCCACCGCGCCACGGCACCGCGTATCCGCCAATCCCGCCAAATTGTTCATGATATGTTCCTTATAGAAAAACAGGAAACGGGTAGGGCTCACCGTCAAGCACCGTCCCGGCGGTAATCAGTCCCCAGCTGGCCGGGTGTCCGGGCGGCCGGGCAGGGCGGTCGGCCGCTTCCACGACAGCCGGTGCCGGCGGCGGCAGTTTGCGCGCGCCAATCCTTCGCCCGCGCTCCAGCACCGTGTTCCGCCCCATCGCCATTTCCAGTGCCACCGCGTCCCAGGTCAGCCCGGCTTCCCGCAACGCCCTCAACTGCTCATCCAAAGCCGCATTCCACCCCACGCGCGTGCGCAT